CTTAACCTTCTTCTTTTTAGACATGCCGCCTCCACGCATGGGCATAGGCATAGGCATACCACCACCACGCATACGCATTGGTTCGCCGCCATGCATCATGCCCATGGCCATTTCTTTATGCTGATTCATAGCGCCACCGCCACGCATCCTGACGACTTTAGGAGTTTTTTTACTAGGCTTAGAAACTACTTTGTTTCGTGGGCCACTGCTTACTGCACCACCACCACGAGTGGCTATACCCATTCCACGTCCGGCCATGTCACTACCCTCGCATTGCGCGACCACGCGCACTTTTACTGGTTTTTTTCATAGCACGTCCAAACTTGTCGGGCGTGCCCCCTTTTTTCGTTTTACCAACACCATCAGCAACAAAAAACGGAACTCGTTTACCGCCTTTTACTACCATCTTTAGTTTACTAGACATTTTTAAATCCTCGAGCCCCTGAGCTCATCAAGTTTAAACTCTAGACGATTGAATCTTTGATCAACGTGTGCAACAAATTTCTCAATCCGATCATCTACCTCTTTACGTGTAATGTGATCCCTTGCAATTTCTTCACGAGTCTTGTTTAACAAGATATTTAATCTAGCAATCTCATCAAACTTACCCTTTAACACAAAACCCATTCCTGTCATCACTGCTGACAAAATAATATTCCAGACCATGATCTCCATGTGTTAACACTTCCATCTTCTGCGTGCTTGTCGGATGCGGCTATTAGGATCCCTTGCCGCCTCTGGGTACATCCTCATCTGCCCGGCCGAACGCGCACAAAAAGATTTGCGGCGTTTAGCGCGAGCAGGGCCAGGGTTGCTTTCGGTAACTGCGGTTTGAAGTTTGCTACCAGGATTAGCGCGACGATAAGCCGCCACGCCTTGCTTGGTCATACCCGCACCTTGCTTAGTAGGACGAAAATTGCCACTTTTAACAGAAGTAGCGATACCCATGCCTTTTCGCACGGCACCCCCGCCTCGAAGAGCAACCCCCATCCCAGCACGTTTCACTAGGCTGGCGCTCCACCCACAAACAACACCATGACGCTCAGTACTTCTGCCGAAGACAACGTGGCATGCACGCCGTCCGTGGCCAAAATACCGTCGTCCGGGATGATGATGTCATAAGCACCGGCAGCGGCCGGAGTCTTGATTTCCATCACCGTCGTGCCACCAGATCCTCCCGTTTTTAGGGTGATCGCAGCAGCCGTCCCCGTGCAGGTGTAGTAGACGCCTTGAATACGCGTACGGCCATTCACCATGTCGCCCGTGGCAACCACGGTTTTGGCTTTGACGTCACTTGCGAAGCTCATTGCGAGCCTCCTATTAAGTTACTTTGACGACAACAACTTTGAAAGAACCAGAAGCCGGATCGATTGACGAACCCGTTACGTTAGCAGCACGTACCTTAACGGAGTTGGCGGCTGAAACATAACCAGTAATAACCAATCCAGATTCGATGGCGGCAGGGGGTCCTACCATCACAACGTCGTTGACGGCAGCACCAGTAACAGTGATGGCCGATGAGTCGGAAGTCGTATTAGCGGCGATCGCAGCAAAATTGATTGTAGAAGTAACGGTCAAAACACTAGTGACCGTGTTGCCAGTGCCGGCGACAAAACCGTTGGTAGAGGTTACCGGGCCACTGAAGGTTGTACTAGCCATTGAGCTATCCTCACATGCGAGTTAGGCACGTCTGTCTGCATGTCGTCAGCCGGACCTGTCAGACGTACCGGATTTTCCGGGAATTTAACTATACGTAAAACGATAACATAGAGAAAGGGGGCCACAAGGGCCCCCTTTCGTTTTTGCCTCTTAGGCGCCAGGCGATCCAAAGATGCCGCGCGGGTCGCTAAAGCCAAAGCTATAACGCTCGCGAGCCTTGTACCGCACGTTGCCGGTGTCGAAGTCGCCCTCGAAACCAGTCTTGATGGCAACACGCTGGAACATCTTCATGCCGTTTGGAGCGTCCGTCTTGATGAAGTACGCATCCGGGTCAGTCAAGAAGTGGTTAATCGTGTAGCCCTGCGGCACCATGCCCATGTTCTTCACGGCGTTAATATCATTATCCGCAGTACTGACTCGAAGCGTCGACTTGAGGATACGATCAGCCGTAAACATAAGCTCCTTTGGAATGATCAGCTTCAACCCTTGAACAGCGATCTTCAGGCCACGCTCATCAGTGAACGCAGCAATATCGATCAACGACTGCTCAAGTGAGGTCTCTGACAGATCAGCAGCGGTGGCCAGCTCGTTTTTAAGATCTGGACCGGACAGAGTCGGATGATCGTCAGCGCAAAGAGGCTTACCGTCACCACCGACAGAAGTCGTAAACGCGCCATTAAGCACGTTTGCCGCCTTGATCTGCTTAGTTTGAGCCATAGAGCGGGCCAGCGCCTTAGTGTAACGCGCCGAGAGACGGTCGTAGAGGTTGTCCTCAACGGCCTCCTCGGTGAGCGAAAACGCTAGAGCGATGGTTTCGTGGGTGTAGCGCGCGGTGTAGACTTCCTGCGCCTGGTCGTAGGACACGCCAGCGCCTTCCGTCTTAACCGGAGCTTCACCAAAGCCCGATTCCATGACCTCTTCCTCGAACGCACGATCTGAGGTTTCAACCGAGTAGATCTCGGCATGCTCATTCTCGTAGTTCTTGTACTCAAGCCCGAACAAGGCGTTCAAGCCCGGCTCGAGTTCCTTTACTAATTGTGCACGTGAAATTGCCATGTGTAGTTACCCCTTACTGGCCAGCCACACCGGCACTGCCGTACAGGTGCTCGTTGATTTTGACAACCACGATGGTGTAGTTCTCGTCCAAGGCATTGCCCGGAACGTCCCATTTGCCAATAAGCTTTAGGTTCAACGCCGCCGTTGTAGCGATTGTCGAAGAATCCAAAGTCATATTGGACACCCCAGTGACTGTTGAGCCCGTCGTGCTGGCAGTAACGTCGGCATTTTTGCCAAAATCTGCCTGCACAGCGTCCTCATCTCCCTGGATAATAAACAACTGACTCGGGTCGTCAATTACATCGGCAACAATCTTGCCTTCAGTGATGTTGATGCTGCCCGGGTAGAAGTTCTTAAAGGTTGGCTTACTGCTCGTGGGGTCAATGTAAAAAACCCCATTAAGCACACCAACGGCCGCCGTATGGGTGGCCGGAGCAAATTTAACGATAAAACCGTCTTTCAACGTAACCAAGTCGCCCTGGAAAATTGCGCCTGATTGGTTGTCCGCAATCTCGTAACCGTACTGCTTCTGAGATCCAGTCGCAGACAAGTTGCCGAGAGGACGGAGACCAAAAGGCTTATTTACATTAGCCATTTGAATGTGTCCTCAAAAAAAGTTATTCACTAGTTCCTTTTTTGGAACCGCCGAATGAAACACGAGACCGACGCGACGGACGCTCAATGATCATGCTCGAGTGAGCATTACTCTTCATTAATTCGTTGTCTGCGGCCTGCATTTGGTCGCTCGCTTTTGATTGATAATACGCACTGCGCTCTGCAACAGTTTCCTCGGGGATGCGAGCTAAAAGAAGGCCTCCCACACTGATCACTCCGGCGTGTCGGCCATCATCTACTGTTGGGGTCGGAAAGTCGGGATATTCATCCGCTCGAACCAACTCGTACCCCTCTCGGAGACGACCTGCAACATTCGTGCGATCTTCCATCCCACCCACCGAAGCCCGAATCCAACGATGCTTGTATCCCAAGGGTGCTGCTGGCGCATCCAAGCGTGAAGGCGGTGCCCATGGACGACGTCGCGCGGTCTTCTCTCGAGTTTCGGTCTCGCGAGAAGCGCGGGTAATTGGCAATTTAACGTCTGACATTTGCACTACTCCTTTACGTACTTGGCGTATTCCTCAAGAGGAACGCCCAGCTTTTTTGCAATTGCCACTTGACTAGGGGTCAATTTGACAGTGCGGCGTGCGGTGTTGTTGATCCCAGAGGATCGTGAGGCAGGAGCAACCGTCTGCACGTTACGGGTCCTGCTCTGCGTGCCCGAGCCGTTTTCCTGAAACTTGTGTGGAAAAGCGTCCCGGATACGTTTGTCAAGCTCATCATAGTACTCGTCTGAGTTGGGGTCAACGCCATCAACTGATATTAACTGACGGTGGATGCCCCAAGCGGCGTGGGTCATGACATTGTCTCGGCCATACCACTTGTTTTTCTCGGCCCATTCCTCGACTCGAGGGTCGACCTGCTGCACCTGCGGGGCGGGGGGCTGATAGGTCTGTTGCGGCTGCTGTTGCTGCTGCATGTAGGCTTCACGTTGGGCATTGGCTGCCTGGATTTGTGAGTTTTCCAGGGTTAGTGCCGCTAACCTCTGCTGGGCCTCGGTTTCGGTGTCAATGTCCCCCTCTTCACGGGCTTTACGAATAATCTGCTTAAGTGCCACCGCTTGGGTTTCAACCCGATTTTGCGCCTCAACCAAACGCTCCCCATCGGTCCTTACGTACCGCTGCTCGAGCTCTTGTGAACGCGCTTGAACTTGTTTGGCATAATCCAAAGCTGCCTGCTCACGACGTTGCGTCTCTCGAAGACGAGCAGTCAGCTTGTCAATGCGTTTTTGAACCTTGTCGCTGTACTCGTCAAGCTCCCCCTTGTCCGATTGCACAGGAGCAGTTTCAACAACCTGTGGCAAGCTAGGGGTCTCTTCCTCTACTGGAACTTGAACAGTGGCAGGCTGTTCGTTCTCTCCGACACTAAACTCTAGTGATTGATTGACCATTTTAAATTCTCCTTACCACAGGTGAAGTACGTCCTCGGGATTTTTTACAATACCTAAGACCTCATCGTCATTAATTAACCGAATCTCTCCGCCATCAATAGGGATCCTAGATCCCGCATAACGGCCAAAAATAATCCAGTCGCCCTTCTTACACCATGCCCCGTCTGGGAATTTAACCTCGTCGGCATACGCCAACGGACCAATTTTTAAAACGTAACCGCAAACAGTAGCTAGCTGCTGCTTACGTTGCGTCTCTTCGGACAGGGCGATGCCCCCCTTGGTCTTCTCTGCTCCACGATACGGCAGGATTGCAATACGCCAACCTGTAGGGGTTGGAATACGATCAATTACCGTCTCGTCAAGTTTATCGGGCTTAAAACCCTCCGACGTGTAAGCGTCCTCTAGGCTTGGCACGTTTTTATTTGCCTCTTCCGCCCACTTTTTCTCAAGTGCGGTCGGCTCTGTTGCTACTGCGCTCATAAGTCTCCTGTTAGAGTAAAAAGCCATCGTCATCCGTTTGCGATTTCAAAAGCGCCTTCACGGATTCCTCTACAAGCTTCAAACCCTCCAGACGACCCATCATGAAGCGGTAACGCTCTATATCAACGATCGTGCCGTTTAAGACGATACCTTCCGATGACTCACGGAGATTTCTAATTTCTTTCAAAACTGCTTCTGCAAATTCAAGCATGGTAGGTTTCCATGAAAAGCAGGCGGTTTTGCGCACCACCCGAGGCGCTTATTTAAGCTAATAAATTTTGACTGGACGATTACCGTCTTTCTTCTTCACCGTCCGCACCGCGCCCATGACACCACCATTGCTCATGTTGCGCGCTTTACCCGCTTTGGCATACGAAATAGCCGCTGCTTGCTTTATCGCAGCGCCTTTGCTCTTTGGTCTGCTTGTGCCAATGCGACCCTTTTCTTTATACGCCCCAACAAGCTCACCAATGTTGCGGCTAATAGTCCTTTGACTTGTTCCCTTTTTAAGCGGCATTTCGCCCTCCTTTTGATGCTTGTAACTGCAATCGCGCCTGATCAATCTGCAACGCCTGCTGCATCTTTTGCGTCTCTAATTGCAGCTTGGCTTGATCCAACTGCATCTTGGCCTGATCTGCCGCAGCCCGCTGATCAAGCTCTTGCTTCTTAAGCGCGACCAACGGGTCTTCGCCACCCGCGCTTTCGCCAGAGATCTGCGACTGCATGTTGCGCATCTCTTGCATGTACGTCGTTGCTTTAATTGCAATCATGCCTTCCTTCTGAATCGCTGAAACCATGCGGTCAGGATCCACACCGTACATGCGGAAAAGCTCTGCCTCAACGTCCTCTTCAGCCTTAAGACGCAAGTGATCCAAAATGTGCTGCTGAAGCTCAACAGCAGCCATCTGATTGCTCTGAAGCATCGGAGATAGCCCCATCATCAAATGCGCTGCAATGTGCGCATCGTGTTGTTGGCCAGCAAAAGCCTTGAGCTTCATGTTGTTTAACACAGCACTGTTCTCGGACAACTGATCACGGGGCATTTGATTGTTTTGCGGGAGCAAAATACCGTCAATATCGCGAATGTTAAGTGCTGCGTAGACACGATAATACGCTTCGTAGATGTTGTGCATCTGTGGCGCGCTTTGTGCCATCTGCAACTGCATCTGGGCAAGTTGAATACGCTGCGCACTACTAAAAATGTTTGGATCGGCAACCGGTTGCACCGAAACCATGTTGTCAAAGTCCGCACGCTTGATCTTGCGGCTTGCCCCAGGCACATCGTACG